AAATAAGATTATTGCAGTGGATTTTGACGGAACATTATGTGAGAACAGATACCCAGAAATTGGAAAACCTAACGAGAAAGTTATTAATTATTTGATTAAGAGACAGAAAGAAGGAGACAAACTGATACTTTGGACGTGTCGATGCGGTTATCTGTTGAGGGCAGCAGTTGACTGGTGTAAAGATCATGGTATTACATTTGATGCCATAAACAATAACCTGCGTGGCACTATTGAATGGGCGCATGGTTCTGATAGCCGAAAAGTTTATGCAGATGAATATATCGATGATAAAAATGTTCCAGTAGACGCTTGCAGAGAAAAAACAGACATGGAGTTATGGGCTGAAAAAGAAATTTTACTAGCAAGCAAATATAAGTGTGAATGTGAAGATGAACATGGCTATATTGTAGAACGTGGTTATGAAGGTATGACTGAATATTTAGAAACCGCTATGAAAATGTTTAGAAATATTCCTGAAGGATATGAACCATTAGATGGTGGTATGGAACTAACAAGAGACATTTTGAATCAACTTATGAATGGAAAACCACTTACGCCTATCGAAGATACGAAAGATGTATGGGTGAGTGTTGATATCAAGAATGGTAGTAAGATTTTTCAATGCAGGCGAATGAAATCCTTATTTAAGGAGATAAAGGAAGATGGCAGTGTAATATACAATGATGAGACACGTTATCATGCAATTTGGATTAACCACGAATATCTTGGATGGTTTCATGAGAAAGTGGTTGATAAGGTTATGAATGAGCTGTATCCAATCACTATGCCGTATATGCCATCTAACATAGGATATAGAGTTTATGTAGAAATTTTTAAATCAGATTACAAGAGTGAAAGCATTGATACTATAGGTATAATTTATGCTATTACACCTGATAACAAAAGAAAAAGTATTAATAGATATTTTTCAATAAAAAAAAGAAGGTATATTGAGATTTCACAAAAAGAATATGTCAGTAGAAAAAGAAATCATGAATATTTAGAACGAGAGCTGGACAGAACAAAGAAAGGTAATGAGAATGTATGACAAAACAGCGGAACAACTTACAAAATGCCCTTTCTATAGCAGATCCCAGAAATTATCCATAACATGCGAGGGTATAGTGAAAGGAACGAGAACAGCTATTAAATTCAATAGCGAGAAGGAAAAAAGAGAATTTCAAAAAAATAACTGCTATAAATATCACAATAACTGTGAAATAAAAAAAATATTAGAACAAAAGTATGAGAAAGGCTGATGGTGCGAACCATTGGCTTTTTTCTTTTGAGGGGGCACTAAAATTTATGCATGGATAAAATGGTATGCAAAGGGCGGTGATGGAGTGGCAGAAATACATATTGAGGCTGAAAAAGACTATATAAGCGGCATGAAATATAAGGACATAGCAGAGAAATATGGCGTTTCAGAAGCCACTGTGAAGTCCTGGAAAACAAGATATGGCTGGTTCCGAGAGAAGAAAAATGGAACGCATACAAAAAAACAAAAAAGTATGCATACAAAAAAGATAAAAAAAGAGATACCGAAAAAAGGCACAAGCACAGTTACAAAAGAAGAATTAAGAGTAGTCTGTGAAAACGAAGAATTGAACGAGAAACAAAAACAATTCTGTGTGTTTTTTATAAAAAAGCATAATGCCACAAAAGCGTATATGCAGGCATACGGTGTTGATTACATGACAGCGGCAGCAGCAGCAAGCAGATTGTTAAAAAATGTTAAGATACGAGCATTTATTGAAATGCTGAAAAATGAAAAGCTGAATCAGATGTATTTTTCGGCAGATGATCTGGTGCAGAGATACATGGATATAGCATTTGCAGACGTGGGCGACGTAGCAACTTTCACGGAGGAAGGAATACAGCTAAGAGACAACTTTGATCCTACGACGGTAAAGAGCATCAAAGATACAAAATATGGTTACGCAATCCAGATGCAAGATCCATTTAAGGCCATGGAATGGCTGGATAAGTATTTTGAAATCAATCCAGAACATATTAGAAGGCGTGAATATGACAAACTTAAGATGCAGCGGATGGAGCAGGAGATTGCAGCAGAGCAATTAAGACAATTAGAAAACGAAGATGAAATGAACAATACGGGTGTAATAATGATTGCACCGGTATTAGAGGAAGAAGAGGAAGATGAAGACTATCTGGAGTCCACAACCGAAACAGATTGAATTTATGCAAAGACCTGAATATGAGGAATTGTACGGAGGTGCAGCAGGCGGAGGAAAGACGGATGCATTACTTGCAGAGGCACTAAGGCAGATAGAAATACCAAATTACCGTGGGATTCTATTCAGAGATACTACAAAACAGCTGGAAGGTATGGTGTCAAGGTCTGAAGAATTGTATTCAAGAGCTTTTCCAAAGGCAAAATTTAATGATAACAAGCTGCTGTGGAAATTTCCAAGTGGAGCAAAGATATTTTTCGGTTACATGGAACATGAGAAAGACAAGTTAAATTATCAAGGTAAAGCATACGACTTTGTGGGATTTGATGAAGTTACGCATTTTACGTACAGCCAATATA